TATCTAGTCTAAAAGTTCCTGCAGTGTTAGTTACTGTTGGTGTATAAGTGTTAATGTCTTCTTGATTTGAAAATCTTATAAACATTGGATCTTGTGTAGAAGGTGATCCAATGGTTGTCTCTGTTCCCATTAAGAATAAATGTCTATCTCTATCAGATACAATGCTCATAACAGAAGCCGTTGGTGCACCAGATACAATAGTTGCTCTTGTTGAGAGAGCTCCTGGAGCAGATGGATCCCAACTAAATGTTTGACCATTCTTAATTGTTGCAACTAGAATTTGTCCAAAATTATCAAGCGACCAACTTGCTGGTGCAAGTGTTACACCTACAGTATTTGATTCTTCACCCCAATCAACCCAAGATGTTGCATTTGTTACCACTGCATTATCTGAATGCGATGCGGCTGTAGATCCATTAACGCCTCTTACACAACCTGTAAAAGTAGTTGCAGTTTTACCGGCATAAGTAATTAATTCTGTATCAATATCTATTCGACCCGTTGTTGGAAATGAAGCAGTTGCATCTACAGTAATAGTTGTAGCTGAGTTGTTAAGTGATCCATCTAATTGTGTTGTAACTGAAGTTGGAATAGTTCCACCCCAATATCCTGTACCATAACCATAGGCAGGAGTTTGAAAGGTTGGTCCGATAATAATATAAGGAGTTGTAGTAATAGTGCCTCCTGCTGTAACGCCCGTTCCTGTCTCAGCAGTTGCCATAGTGACTGTAAAAGTTCCTGATGTTGGAATCGTTTTAACTTCAAAAGTATTTGTTGTAAAATCCGCTGTTATATAACTTGTTGTAGTAGGTCCTGGAGTTGTGGCAGCTGTAAATCTAATATAATCACCAACCTCTAAACCATGACCTGCTTTATTGATAGTAACCGTTGTTGAACTGGTTACAGATGTATAGGTACAAGAAGTTAAAGCCGTGCCAAGGGGTGTAATATCAAAGAACTGACCGGAATAATAAATAACTAATAATTTTGAAGTACCAATAGCTGCATATTTTTTACCATCTAAAGCAGTCCAAGTAAGCTGTTCGCGCGCGGGACCTGCGAGGGTTTTATTAACTAATTCTTGCCAACCACTTATTTTCTGTGGTTCTCCATACCTAAATCTAACATTATCACCATCAATCCATTGCCCTTCGGCTCCGGTTGCAGTTTGTTGTTTATTGAATCCAGGCTTAAATTGTATCTTCTGTAATGGCATAACTTTACTTATATACGCCTTTTTGCTATTGTACAACGCAGAATTTAAAAGGATAAAGATAATATGTCAATCAATTTACCACTAAAAGTAGACAATCTATTTTGTACTCCAGTTTATAGTTTATTAATGCCAACTTTTTTAAATGAAGTAAATAAAATATCAGATAGATATATTGAAGAAGCTAAAAAGAATAATGAAAAAATTATAGATGAAAGGAATAAATTTTTAGGAAAAGATTTAAAAGACTTTGCCGTGGTCCATCACTCTGCATTTATGGGTAATGATCCAGAACTAAAAGAATTTAAAGCATTTATAAAAGATACTTCTTATACAATTTTATCAGAGCAAGGTTATGATTTATCTGGACACAAACTTTATTTTAAAGATTTATGGGTGCAAGAATTTCCTAAAGCTGGTGGTGGTGAGCATTGGCCACATGTGCACGAGAGTAGTCATATATCAGGATTCTATTTTTTAAAATGTTCACCTAAGACATCATTACCAGTATTTCATGATCCAAGACCCGCTAAGTGGATAACCGAATTGCCCATGAAAAAAGAATCAGTGCAGTATGCTTATAATCGTTTTTCATATCCCGTTCTTCCTGGAACATTTGTGTTTTTTAATTCTTATTTAACACATCAATATGCATTGGATGCTGGAATAGATCCGTTTAGATTTGTTCATTTTAATATTCAATGTTTTAGACCTTATGAGGAAAATGTATGATAATTATAGATGAAATAAAACAAGAAGAGAATTATTCACATAGTATGATTGTCACTTACCCAAGAACAATTCAAATATCACATGGTGTTTATGATAACGTTGTTAATATGATGAATATGTGTACAATGATTGCACAAAATTTAGATACAACAGAACTTACAAATGTTTATGGTGGTAAAACTCCATGGGGATTTTTTAATGATAAGCCAGAATTTACAAAATTTATAGATTACGTAGTTTATAAACATCAAAATTCAAATCCATTTTTTAATAGAAATAATTGGTATGATAAAAAAATAAGTTTTGATTCTTGGGGTAATGAAATCAAAAAAGGAGATAGTGTTGTAATGCATACACATCCTCACCATCACTTAATTTTATATTTAACTGAAGGAGCTCCATTAATATTACCAGAACTTAAAATGACAATTTACCCTAAAAAAGGTCATTACTATATATTTCCACCTAATATATTACATGGTGTTGGTAAAGTTGAAGAAGAGAATAAAACAAGATATTGTTTAGTTTCAAATTTAATAGAACAAGCAGATTGGAAAAAAAATAAAATAATTAAAGAGGCAATTGATGCAAGAGAGAAAAAGTAATATTAAAGATTTTATAGGTGTTTACGATGGATATATTCCAGATAAAGCATGTGATCAAGCAATAGAACTATTCAACAAGTACCAAGAATTCAATAAGATATTCTCAAGGTTTACATCAGAAGGAACAACACAAGATTTAAAAAGTGATAAACAATTATTTGTATCTCCTGATGTTTTAACGGATCAGGAGTTCAATGTTAATAAATTAAAACTATTAATGGTAAATTTTGATATGGCATTAAGACACTATTACACTGAAACTAATGTTAAGAAATATACAGCAGAAGACATTATGACAGATCATGTTAAAATTCAAAAAACTATGCCTTCTCAAGGATATCATATGTGGCATGTTGAACATGGTCAAGGTAGAGAAAATGAAAAAAGAGTTCTTGTCTATTCCATATATTTAAACACCGTTGAAGAAGGTGGTGAAACTGAATTTTTATATCAATCACAAAGAGTAAAACCAGTTAAAGGTAGAATTGTAATATGGCCAGCTGGATTTCCATATGTGCACAGAGGCAATCCTCCATTAAGCGGAGAAAAATATATTGTTACTTCTTGGATTAATTATAGATAATTAAGGTCTTGGACCTAATCTTGTAACTTTTTGTTCTCTAGTTTCACCTTGAACATTGTTGTTATCCCAAGCAAGTTGAGATTGATAAGTTTGTTCAGTTAAATTAAATCTATCCACATATTTTTGAATAGTTGCTATATCTGTAATTACCACATCTTCTCTTGGGTTTTTGTATTCAATTTGTTTTAATCCATCTGAATGATATTGAATTGCAAGTATTCTTGAATCTACATTATTCCAAAATTCTGAATCATTATCAATTACATGACAACGTCTATTTGGAAATTGTTTATCAGATGTCTCTAAATAAATTTGTTTGTCAGAAGGTATAACTGTTAAATGCATAAATTTTCCTTAAGTTTTAATAATATAATTTAATACTAATCCAGGTTGAAGAACAGAATTAGCTGAACCTGCAAAGTTAGCCGATAGAGTATGGTCATGTGATTGACCTCCACCTGTGTTACCTGTTTGTTGAATATTAGCCATGCATGAGTTTGCACACGGAAAAAAAGTACCCCCACCAACATTGTTCCCGCTTACCTTTAGGGGTGTGGTGTGTAAATGTGAAGGTATTTGATTTGTTGTTAAAGTTGTAGCACCCGTTGATCCTGCAATGTTTCCAGTTGGAGTTACTGTGTTTGCACCAATTCCTTGTGCTAAAGCTTTAGAATTTGCTGAACTAACACCTACGATTGTTCTGTCTCTTAAATCTGGTACGTTAAAATTTCCACCGCCTGGGTTACCATATGTAGTTCCAATAACTGCAAATAAAGCTGCATAAGTTGCCTGACTTACTGATTGACCATCACATAATAAAAATCCAGATGGAATTGAAGCTGAACCCCAAGGTACAACTATTCCAGTATTGACACCTTCAATACCTGTTAAGTTTGATCCACTAAAATCGTATCTTGTTGCTTCGTAATTTGCCATAATTATTTCTCTCTATAAGTCCAACCTACTGTAGCATTACCTGTGTAAACTAAACTAAGTCCAGCACCTTGAGTTGCAATAACTAAGTTGCCTGAGGTATTTGCTATATTACTTCCGTTGGGGTTGATTGTCAAATTATTAGTATTAAATTTATAGTTTGAATCTATTATTGAAACTTCATCACCAGTAGCTGGAGAAGCTGGTAAAGTTAATGTCCATGCTGCAGTTGATGTATTAGCAAGTATTTGTGCTCCTGCTTGAACAGTTACAGTTGTAGTGGCTGCTCTCCATACTCTAGATTCAACAAGTTCTGCAACATTAGTACCATCCGAATATAAAACATGTCTATTTCCTTGAGCTAATAAAACACCAGTTCCAGAGGCTGTTTTAATTGTACATGAAAAGTTTGCATGTGAAAGACTGTCTATAATATTATAAACTTTTTCAACACCATCTGGCACAACTACAGTTGTTGCTCCAGTTAATGTTCCAGTAAATTCTAATGTAGCATTTCTAGCATTAGAAATTGTAGCATCTGTCATCACTAATGTTGTATTAGTAGATGTAAGGGCTACCGATTGATAACCAGCAATTGCTTGTTGTAATAAGTTTAAATTTGTATTTGTTTTATCACCCCAGGTTCCAGAGTTTTCCCCTGTTACCATTAACTCCAGTTTGAGGTCTGTAGAGAAACTAGATGCCATAAATTTCTTTTAAATTTGTAATAATACCTAATTTTAGTTTGATTAAGCCGCTATGTCAACAACCGCCCAATTGTTAGTTACTCCTATATCTACTACTGCCCAGGCTGTAATAAATAAACGACCTGTAGAAGTAGTCATATTTAGACCTGTAATATCTGGTGCTACATCTATAGTTATAGATAATGAATTTATAGTAGTTGTTGCAGATACTGAAGTGACATCTACTAACGTATTTGCATCTAATTCAGATGTTCCTAAGCTTACAGAAATTGCATTTCCAGTTAAAAATACGTCAGCTGTAACTTGCTCTATTGCATTTCCTAAAGATATTGTTACTGAACTTCCATTTACGTCTATATTAGCATCAGCTGTAATAGAAACTGTATTTATTGTAGTTGTTATAGATTGTCCTGTAACAGATGCATCAAAATCTATTTGAGTATCTATTGTTCCAGTAGTTGTAGCGGAGCTTATTCCAGTTAAATCAAGACTAGCATCTCCTGTAATTGAAAAAGTTCCAGTAGTAGTATTTAATTGATTGCCAGTTATGTCTACTTCTACTGAAGGAGTAAGAATAGTATCTGCTCCAATAGAAATATCCATTCCACCAATATTGCCCCACGAACCATAACCCCACGCTTCAGAACCCCAAGGTAAATCACCGGGAGAAGTTACTTCTACTTCTTGGCTTTGTCCTGCTGTTAAATCTCCAACAAATGTTGTAAGTAAATTAGTATCTAAAGTTAATATTATATCTGCAGTTATAGAAACTACATCAACTGTAGAATTTAATTGTTGTCCAGTGACATCAGAAGATACATCTATTAAAATAGATGCACTATTTTGTTCAGAACTTAATCCTGAAATTTGTCCCCATGATGATGAATTCCAAGTAGAATTTCCCCATGTGGTAAGAGTACCAGGTGACG